GTCACCTACTAGATCGTTAGAAGCACTGGCAGAACCCCATTGAATGTTACCAGTCACAGAACCAGAAGCACCTTTATACCAGCCAACTTCAATAACGATACGGTCACCGGCTACGGTGGTATATGAGCCCGAAGCTCCTGAATAAGTTAATGATCTACTGGTAAAGGTAGTACCAAACTCTGTACCATCTTGTGCTGTCCACGAGAAAGCTCTGACAGTTCCTCCATCATTAGAGACAATGAACATATGAACTCTTAAGTATAAATCACCAGAAGAGGTACTCTCATCACAACGAATACATAATTCAAAGGTAGTGGAAGAGTTAAAAAGAATACTAGCTGCCATACCGGGACCAATCCATCTACGTCTAAGTGTAGTGGTATCACCGTTGGATACAGCTAATGAAGAAGAGGTGAATACACTATCACCACCTCTAGTAGTACTGAGAGCGTAACGAGTAGAGGACGTGTTATCCCATGAACCGTTAATACTAGGTGCAATGGAGGTAGAGTCATCAGTTAAATAATATCGTGTAGCCATTATGGAGTCCCTGTACAAAATCTAGCTAAACAGCCTACGTTAGGAATCTTTAATTGAAAGCCATGGTACTCGTCTATTTCTAGGTTTGGTCCGTAGCTTTGCATCTGCCAAAAATCAACGCCACTACTATCAGTGATTACATAATTACCTACTAGTTCCGAACCTTCTGCTAATATCTTAAATGCTACGGCGAATTGCGAGCAAGTAGCAGGTACTGAACCAGAACCAGAGTTACCTACAGAGTAAGTTTGCTTAGTCACGTATGCAGTAGAATTAACGGTAGTACCTACCGTTTGAATACCAAAGAAACAGTCAGTATCTCGCACCCCTATAAAGTTGTGCCAGCCTGATTTATCCTGTACGAAAGGTACAAGAGTAGTGATAGAGCCAGTACCGAAGCCGTAACGGAAAAGACCTAAATAAACCCAGTCATCATCTCCATAGTGACCATCAAGAGTGGACCAATTACTAGGGTCTGGGTCGATAGTATCACCTACCAGAATAAACTTAGGAGTCTCTGCATCATCCCCACCCTGTACTCTTACTGCGTATACGAAGTACCAAGTGTTAGATGTTAAAGATAGACCTAGTCTTATGCCACTATTAGCAGCTCCAGTGTGCGAGGCATCATAACCATTGGCATACTCACTTAATTTAAGTCTTCTGAACTTACTAGTAGATGAAGTGTTTTCTGTGACGGAAATAGGTCCGTATCCCATCATAATAAGAGTATTGTTAGCAGTGGTTGTATTTTGTTCTACATCAATAGTAGTAGAATCTACGTAAACCAACACAGGTTTACAGTAGGTAAGTAGATAAGACATTGGAAAAGTAGTGGGACTGGTATCAAAGTACACATCCTTAGAGATTTCAACATCTCCAGTAGAAGTAATCGTCATGATAGTTGTACCAGCTATCTTAAAATAAGTGTTTCTAGCTATACCTTCAAAACCAAAAACTAAATCATTACTAGAAGTAACGTATTTAACAGTAGCGCTAGAGGTGAGTCCCAAGTAATGAGTTACATCTTTGGTTAAAGTAACCGAAGCCCATGTAGTCCAACCAGTAGCTAAATTATCACTGTCAATGTTACCATTAGTTTTAGTTTCTAACTGTGCCCACATATCTAATATATCTGCAGCAAAGAGTAGAGTAAGGTCGCCATAGTTCTTAGTTAAAGTTAATGTACTCATGCGAAGTGGTCCTGAAACCCTGCAAGGGTTATTCTACAATCAGTCTCTACACTTCCGTTAGTTACCACTAGCTTATAGCCATCAATGACTGGCACTTCCATCTGCAGACAAGCATACATAGTACTGAGTAGCGAGGTGTGATAGCACCCGGTAACAATCATGCTGTTCTCGTCAGTAAGAGTGGAGCGATAGTGGAACTCGGTTCCGTTAATCTCTCTATAACCGTGGAAGGTAGCTCTAGTAGCTACTGGAGGAATGTTAGCTCCAGAATCATTATCAAAAGTAAGCGTGTATTCTAGGTTAGCTGTGGTAGTGTTTTCAGCAAGGGTCACCCCTAAGCCCTCACCATCGTCAGTAGTTTGGGTAAATCGACAGTAGCCATTCTCATCATAAACAAAAGGCACGACTACACTATCAAGGGATTCTCCATCATTGTAACCATAGCGAAAACAACCGATATAAACCCAGTTACCCATAGCAGAAGTTAGCGAAGAAATATTAGATGTAATAGGAGGAGTGGTTCTAGCTACCATAATGGCCTTTGTTCCATCATTGTCAGAACCGTAAGCTACTTTAACAACGTATATATAATACCAGCGATTAGGTGTAAGCGTACCGTCAGCCGCGTCAGCCATACCGCTGACGGCTGCACCAGTGTCATCACTGACATAACCGTTAGCTGTAGAGGATACACTTAACGACCTATCTGCAAGTACACACAATCTATCTCTAATTAGTACCAAAGTTTCACTAGAATTAGGGCTATTGTTTTCAGCGGTAACTACAGTGGAGCTGGTGTACTCTAGTCTGGGTCTGCGATACTTAGCTAGTAGCCAAGAAGTAGATACCGCTTGGCTTCCTGTGGAAGTATTGATACTTAATCCACCTTCGGCTCTTATATGTCCTTGTTCATCTATATAACCTAGGTAATTAGCAGCGCCATTTAAACCGAAGTTAATATCACCTTGAGTATTCTTTATTTCAAATTTATCGTTAGTAGCATCATACTTTAAAGTAGCATGCGAACTTTCCCATTTAATAGGGGTGTCATCTGGAGGCGCAGCCAGTGAGGTATAAGTAGCTCCACCTGTAGCTATATTGTTTTCATCTAATTGACCACCATTAAAGAAGTTAAGAAGGTAAGTTCTCATAGTGTCAAACTGAGTCTCAGTAGGTGCAGTGTTGGTTGCTACGGATGAAGGTACGTTTAATATAGCCATTTATATACCCTTCCCTTGATTTCTAACGTTTCTATAAGGGTCTGTAAATCCCGCTAGCACTACAGCTTTACCTACAGCACCAGTACCTTTACGTACTTGGTGAAAGGTCATACCTGCTACCATTGGTAGCTCTACCATGAAGCCATGCTCTAGATCAGTATCATCAGTTTGCCATCCACCTCTCCAGATAATGAGCCCATTGGAATCTTTGATATACCAGTCGGATACGTTCTCTCTTACCACGTAGTAGGTACATCTACCTACTATAGAGGGTATAACGTTACCAGAAGTTCCAGTAGCTACTGTATAAAGAGCAGTAGTGTTATCTGCATCTGCAGTAGAGTAAGCTAGGTGAAGACCGGCATAAGTGGCTTGTCCATATAGAATGCAGTGCCCTCTCGGACTGTATTTAAACTTAATAATTTCGGAAGAAGACCCAGTAGCACCGTACCCATATCGTACTAATCCTAAGTAGAGCCAGTTGCCACTACCATAGTGACCATCAAGAGTAGACTCATTGGTTTGAGTAGGGGCTAGTGTATCGAATACAATTATAAACTTGTGAGTGGTAGAGGAGAAGTCAGTGCCAGAGCGTAGCTTACAGGCGTAGACATAATACCAGCTATTAGAGGTAGCACTCACTCCACTACGTCTGCCGCCAGAGGCAGCTCCTGAATGACCTGTTCCATAGCCATTGGCAGTATTAGAGACAGAAGCCCACCTGTATTTAGCTGAGGTAGATACAACTTCGGTCACAGATATCACATCCTCTGGGAAATTAAGAATAGTAGTATTAGCTGTAGCGGAATTACGCTGTAGAGATACAGCGCTGGTGCTGTACCACTCAATGGTAGGTTTAGGTCTACTTTTAGCTAAAATACCTTTTATACCTATGTTAGCAGTACCGTTAAAGAAGATAGAATTAACCACTACCTTATCAGTGTAAATCTCAATGAAGTCACCATCTTTAGTAACTATCTTTATTTCCGTAGTGGAAGCTGTGGTATCAAAAACCCAGTTCTTAGAGCCATCAAGACCAAATTTACAATCATTATCTGAACCTAAAAATACATAAGCGTTGTCAGTAGAAGTAATAGAGCCGTCATCAAACTTAGCTGACACTAGATTCATACCAGACGAAAAGTTAATAGAAGAGAGCTTATTAGTGTTAAATAAAGCCAATAAACCTGTACGAAAATTATCTATGTGGCTCTCCATGAGAGCCGAACTAGCAGCGTAGGCTTTTGTAATAGCAAGTGTACCCATTTTAAAATCCTATCGTTTCTTGGCTATCTCCAGCCGGTTCCCACTCAATCCAGAAGCCAAACAAAGCACAATAACTATCTACCGTGTCGTTTTCAAAAGTTAGCTGAATGGAGCTACCATAGCCGTCTATCGGTAGGGTGTACGGAGTCATACGTAGTACGCCTCCTGCGTTTAGTACGTCCACCCCTAGTACGAAGTCCACGTCCAATCTTGCTGTTCCGGTAGATGTAGAAGTATACACTAAATCTTGAGTAGCGTTCACACCGGCTAAGCGTACCGTCACTGTAAGTGACTCACCTTCCGGCATCTTTAACCATACTCCTAACTTCTTAAAGCCTTTAATAGTAGCCGGGTCGTTATCAGGGAATAAGAACGGTGTTTGGCATACTTGGGTAATGGCAGTGCTAGCGTAATCATGGTAAACCCCTGTTTCCTGTGTTTTGGATAAACGCCCATCGGCGTTACCAAAGTAAGCCCTTTTAATGCGGGTAGCACTATCTTCCACCCTAAATAAGGCTGTAGGCTCTACTCCAGTCCATTTGTACCAAGCTTTGAACCTTACGTCATAAAGTACCAAGGAATCCATATTAGAGCCGTTACGGCTTACGTTCCAAATAACCGAGTTAAGGGAAGGAACCCATACTCCTTGCATGTAAGGCTTATGAAGGATATCCAAGGATAAATACTCATTTTGAATAGAGGCGGAAAGGAAAGCACCTTCAAAGTCACCGAATTTCTCTGTAAGTACTAAGGAATGGAACCCGCGCTCGGAAGCGAAGTATATATCATCCATGTCCACTGCGACCGCTGAATTGTGAGATATACACCCTAGACCAAAGGTCACGGGCTCCACTTTATAATCTAATGGGTTGGTTCCTGAGATTTTGTAGATAGCGTTAGCTTTAGCTACGAATAGCATCCCTCGAAAGGAAGGGAAGATAGCTGTGATACCAGATACGTCACCGTCACCTGGGTCAATGTCGATAGCCCCAGAATCCCCTACTCCATTCCACTCTTCATGGTTACCGGGAGAGGTAAAGTATAGTCTATCTGGTCTATTAGGGTCACCGGCTCCCCAGAGCCTACCCTGATGCTTTTTAACGTATTTGACGTTAGGAGGAGTACCACCTAGTTCAGCATACTCTGTTCCGCTCTGATTGTTCCATTTAAGAGGTCTACGACCACCTACGTTAGAATCAGTTACAGCCATGATTAAGTCATCATTAAAGACTTCAAAGCACACCCTAGTAA